AGCTGGTTGAATAAATACTTGACCTACTAATTGATTTCTATCAATTACATCACTTGTATTATTAGAATCATCCATTACTACTCTGAAAGAGAATAGACCTTGTTGTTGTACAACTGATTCTAAATAAGGATTTACAATTGATAAAAATTTATTACGAGTTGCTATAGTATTTTGCTCAAATACTAAGTTACGAGCTTGATCTCCGAAGAATTTTTTCAATTCAATCAATAATCTACGTACATTAACTCTATCTAACGCAGAAGACTTTTTCTGCAATGTTTTTTGTCCAAAAGCTGCAATACCTTGACCTGGGAATGTAGCTATTGGATTTACATTTCCATCGTATAAAGTATCACGATCAGCTTTAGTTAATTTTCTTTCTGCCTGTATTACATTAGGAATACCTCCTCTTACTAATCCTGCTGGTGCAAACCATGGAGCTGAAGCACCATCTGTGAATGCATAAACACCTGGGATTACAACTGAAGGTGGTATGAATTGATTCTTACCTGTTGAAGTTCCTATCTGTACCCAAGGCCAGTATGAAGCTCCATAAGAACTATTAATTTCTCCTGCTTCAGATACTGCTGTGGATAGTGTGTTACCGTAAGCTACTGGATCTACTACTGCTATTGCATCACCACGTGTTTCTGCTAAGGAAATAATACTACCTATTGGAGAGCTATTATTTTGCTGAGTAAGACCTGGAGCAGCTATAATGTTAAACTGGTATTCATCTTTATTTTCTAGGATTGTGATTGCATCTGTATAATCTGCATCTACTAATCCCTGTACATTAGCTGCACTTTGAACTATTTGCTTGTAGAATAATCCACCTGCTTGTACGTTACTTCCTACACCTCCTGAGAATGATCCTGATTGAGCGATAGGTAATGAAGCTGAATAAGAAACATTACTTGAATCTACTCCTACAGATAATCCGTCAGTTCCTAAATAGTTTAGTAGCTGAGTATTAACTGCTGATACTCTAATGTAGTTAGATCTGTTAGGATATTCTCCGTCTACGTCAATATAAACTTTAGAATCACTATCAGTTTGCTTACTTAAGTTTTGATCTCCTATAACACTTGCTATATAATTATCAGCGTTAGGGTCTAGAGAAAGATTATTAAATGTTTCTAATACAATTTTATTTTTCGTATTATCATCTCCTCTGCGTACTTGTAAAGTAAATGTTCCTTTCGTGTTACTTACATTTGATACTTCCCATCTTAGGTTATCAACTGATCCTGATACTAATGAACCGTCAGCATTAGCTGATCCTGCATCTCCTGCTCCTGTACCGTTATTAAAGATTTCTCCTTTTCCTAAAGATTCTATTTGGAAAGGATTAGTTGTAGCAGTTGTAGTATTAGTACCACCACCTAAGGTAAATAATGTAAAGTCTGGATCTGCACCTGTTGAAGAACCAGAGTTAAATGTAACACCGTTAAAACTAGTTCCGACAGAAGAACCGCTTAACGCTAGTACAGCACCATTAACAGAAGCTGAAACGACACTTTGAAGTGCAGTAGCAGCATTAATTTCGTCTCTTAAGTTAGTAGCTGTAGCACTAGCTGAAGAACCTGTTGAAAAATAATATACGTTTGAATCTGCTACATCATCTGGTACTGGATCATCAGCTGCAATAAACTGATAAGTTGTACCGCTATATACAATAGAAAACTCTTGGTTATCTACTGCTGCTGCAGCTAAAGTACCTGAACCTGTAGCTCTTGATTGCCCGGTAGATACTGTAGTATTTGTTATAGTTGAGTTAGAAGCAGCTGCCCAGTTAGAAGAACCTGATACAACACGAGTTATAAGTGCTGTGTTCCCTCCTTGTGAGAAATAAGATTTTACTGCTAATGAAGTTAAATACTCCTGTTTAGTCGATCCTGATTCAAAAGTTTCTCCAAACTTTCTTACATATTGACCGTAAGAAGTAATTACTGTAGGGATCTCTACTGGGCCTTTAACTGTAGGGCCAATAAAAGCTGCACCGGCTTCTACGGATGCAGGTTGGATAAAAGAGATATCATTTTCTCTAGTAAAGACTCCTGGGGAGATAATAGTTTCTGCCATGTTATAAAAGGTTTATTTTCTGTCTTATATAAATATCAATTCTTTTTCTAAAACCTTTTCGGTTAAAAAATAGTTTACCGACACATATAAATAGGAAAGGAGGTTCGAAAACCTCCCTTATAAACCCTTTAATCAAGTAAATTATTTTTTACTCTCTTTTTTAGACTTTTCAGCTTCTTTAGCTGGTTCGTCTTTTTCAAGCTTTGGAAGTTCTACAGAATCAGGTCCTGTTGGGATAGGATCTTCAGAGATAAATTCTCCTGTTTCTATATTAACACTTCCTCTTCCGTATTTATCTTCTAAAGATTTAGCAAGTTCAGTTTCATCTTTACGGAGATTAGCTATAAAATTCTCAGCATTTTTTCTACGGTTTTGTAGATCGAGTTCTGCTAAGGAAATCTGTCCAAACTCTTGAACTACAGCTGTATTACTGTTTTGAATTTGTTGCAATTTTTGCAACTCTTCTTGGGTTAACTTATTGTTGGCCATAATTAAAATTTAATCGATTTATTATAATATAAGAATTTATTTTTAAACAAACAACTTTTTATAAATTTTCTATTGCATCTATAATCTTCTGTGAATCAAATACTTCATCTATTGAATTATAAGGTAAAGATGAAATATCTTGAGCTAAATTAAAAGGTGCATATGCTGCTTGTTCAATTAAAGGTTTTTTAGTAAATTTATTTCTAACTATATTAGTATGGAGCCCATATCCAAATACCCCTGGATTAGTAGTAATCCATCCTACTACTGAAGGTTTATTTAATGCAGCAGCTAAATGTTGAGTAAAGCTGTCTATTAAAAACCTTTTTTGGGAAAGTTGTAATAATATAGCTATACTTCGGAATCCATCTAAAGCTTGTAAAGTATTAGGATATTCTTTCTGATCTTTTCTTTTTATATGTACTATAGAATACTTATCTTTAAAATGATTTATAACTCTATGTACTACAGTTTCAGGAATATCTCTAGTCCAAGAATAATTAAATCCTTGTTTTTGAGGGCCGCCGTTAGGTTGTATAGCTAGTATCGGTTTATCGGTTTTATAAAACGGAGTAAAATATTCTATTTCAGGTTGTGTTAGATATAATTCAGGACTTTCACCGTTATACTCTAAACCGTATATTTTACACCAAGTTTGAAAAAGATGCTTTTCTTCTAAAATAAAGTCACTATTTCGATAAGGGTCTTCTACAAATACTTTTGCTTCTTTATCTTTAATATATTTAAGATAAACTCCGTTTATTTGATCTGAACGGAAAGTCTGTTCTACATGTGGATTATTTAGGAAAACGTCCGGATAAGCAGTAACTACAAAAAGTTTAGATTTTTTATATTTACTTTTTATAGCTTTTACCATGGCTGTCCCCATGATACTTTTACCTAAACCTCCTTCTATTTGAAAGAATATATTCATATAACTAATTTAAGAAAACTTTTTTTATTAAACAACTTTTACCAAGGGGTTCCTTCTTCAGTAGTCTCAGCAGCTAAATTATTTAACTGAATAGCTATAGAAGCTGAATTTGCAGACTCGAATGTTGATGTATTAATACTTCCTGTAATCCAACCTAAAACGTTATCTTCAGTTAAGCTACTGAAAGATATAAAACTTGAATCAGATGCGGAACCGGTAGTTAATGCAATATTACCTATTTCTCTTGTTCTTGCTTGATTTAATTCTGATTCACAAGCATAAGTTACCTTTGTAACCATACCGTCACTTTTAATTCTTTCTAGGTTATATATTTTCCAACGATGTATCATAGTAGTGTATTATTATATATTAATATTTTTTTTACCAAGGAGTTCCTTCAATAGATTGAGAAGTTAATAATTTATTTAAAGATGAAGAAACTTCAGATTGTAGTTCAGTTATGTTAAAACTACCTGTAATAAAACCTAATACATTATCATGAGTTAAATCATTATAAGCTATAAAACCTGGATCTGAAGCTGAACCTGAGATTTTTATTGTACCCATTTTTTTACCAGCTGATCCGCTAATAGCAGTTTCGAATAAATACTCTACTTCATAAACAACTCCATCTGAGGTGTTAGTTATTAAATTTCCTATATACCAATTATATTCCATATTAAATAAATATCTATGTTGAAATTATGTCTAAAAATACATTTAAACTTCCTACGTTACTTCCGTAATGTGCTATGTCAAAACTAATATTAGGATCAGAGTCATTAGCAAAAGTAGCTTGAGGACTTCTTAAAAAGAATCCGTATCCTAACATAGTAGAACTATTACCACTAGTTTCAGCATAAGCATAAAAATTAGAGTTAGTTAATCCTGACGGAGATAATCCGGTTCCGCCTGATGGTGTACCAGAGCTACTCCTTCTGTTAAATCTACCTGAAGTTGTTCCAGTTGCTAAAGAGCTAAATGAAGCTGCGTTATAGGCAGCAGCATTAGCAGGAACAATATCGCCTGTGGTAGTTTGCCAATTAGTTAAACTATATTGAAAGTTAAATGAACTTGCTCCGAAATATACTATCGAACCTACCTGAAAATCTCCTTGATAAGAAGTACCTGATGTTCCGTTGGTATAATGTATAACAAGTCTAGCGGTTATTCCTCTATAAGGAGTTAAGCTAATTTCATCAGCTAAATCAAAATTTCGCCAACTACTGTTACTAGATAAATTTTCAGTGTATAAAGCACTAGTTAATCCTGTTGATAATGAGGTTGCTCCATGATCATAACTGTAGAATTCAGACATGGAATGAGGTGTTGAACCGTCAGGTCGATCACTAGCATCGTTTGCTGTATTAATAGTACCAAATGTTCCTGTGCTTAAATTAGCTAAACTAATATTATTAGTACCGTCTTGATTTAGAGCAGTATAGTCACCTTCATTAAGTTCAGAAAATATACCTAGCATTTTCAATTCACCACTACTCGGGACTGTCATAGATTTGAGATTTAAGTTCGTCTATCTGTTTTTGTTGATCTTTAATAGCTTCTATCAAGAGTGGAATTATTTTTTCATATTTTACAGCTTTATATCCGCTATCTCTTGTAGTA